TGTAATTGTAACTGATATGCCATCTTCCATAATAAATGCTTTTCTTTTAAATACCTGACCACTTTTTTCTGGCTTTGATGATTCTGAAAAATTGTAACTTATCTTTGATCCAGATATTGTATATTTAAATAATCTAGCATTTTCATTTCCAGTTTCTCCAGTTTCATAAACGTGATGAAACGACATATGATCTCGTCTAGCTAAATTATCCAAATATAAACCAAAATGCTTTCCTATTATTTCAAGACCAGCACTTATAATTGAGTTTTTATTATTTGATTTTTCGTGCAATTCTGTTAAAACCTCAGCGTGATATTGTGCAACAGCTAATATTTTTTGTGGCATTTTTCCAGTATCTACTTTGCCCATTATAAACCTTCAAGTTCTTGAATTTCTTGTCTTTGTAAAATTGTTTCATATTCTATAATGCTTCCACTAAAGTTTAATATTGGTGTTGATCCACGAGGCTCAAATATTGTAGCTCCTGCTACACCACCCTTACTATTAGCAATATAATCTTCTTTCCAAAGAATTTCATCGTTTGTTCTAATTGCAACAACTCTAGACGCAGAAGATATTGGGTTTGATGTTCTAATTTTAATAAAGTCTTTATTTATAACTATTTGATCTTTAATGTCTACTCCAGCCGAATTGTTTCCTAATTTAGATCCAAGTAGTCCACGAGCAATACAAGAAGTAGTTTCTAATAATGTCCAAGTTTTTGTAACCATTCCATTTGTAGCATTTCTAGTTACTGTTGGACTATAAATATCTGCCTTCATTGTATACAATGATGCTGCTAGACAAGACATTTAAATCGCCCGCAAATCCCATCGTTTATAAGGTTGAAGCAATGTATCTACATATAAATTTCCTGTGCTATTAAGAATACCATCTTGGAATGTGATATCAAATGCGTCATTCTTAATAGACTTAAATCCTTTATTGCGATATACAAAATCAGAACATATTAAATCAACAAATAGTTCCATAGTTGCTTGCTTAACTGCATCTGGAACATCTTTCCATCCATATTCTCCACGAATATTAAACGAACTGTCTTTACCAAAAAATGCTTGTGTATAAATAGGGTTAATATCTCTCCACTCAGAAATATTTATATTTTCTTGATATGTTCTTAGCCCATAATTACTTTCAGTAATAATTAAAGGTATTGTTAAATCATCTACTGATTCATATAAAGTGCTGTCATAAAGAACAACATCATCAGATGTTATTTTATCATATGACTCAATTCTTTCACCAAGATGCAAAAGATCGGTTCCAAGCCCAAGAGTTGGAACTGTTTTATATTCAAAATAAAAATTATCATTTGTTCTTGCATTAATTAAAAGTCTTGCTTTTTTTTCAAACTTTTCAATAGTCGATTGAAATAAAGATGTTGATGTTTCAGTTTCATCTGTAATGGTAATTCCAGCATAGTCAGCAATCTCTTGTGCTGTTGCATATGGTCGGATAAGACTTATATATAAAGTATCTGTATATGAATTATTTGATTTAATTCCTTGAATATCAATTCTTAATTGGCGATCATATTTTGTTACATCTGAATTTAATTGAAGATGAAATACATTAAACTCTACTGTATTATTGACATCCTCTTGTATATATTCTTTATTTATTAAATCATATACGCTATATACTACAGATAAAGTATTAGCTTGAGACTCATAAATAATTTCTAATGGATCACCGTCTGTTCTTAAATATTCTTTCACTATCCTACACTATGAAAAGCATTATACTCTTCTAGTGATGCCTCCCTTACACCATATAATGGTTCATTTAAAAGAAACTCTGCTAAATTTTTTTCAACAAATGTATAAGGATATGTTGATTCAAAATTAATTCCTTTTACATAGGCACCAATACCAGCGATTGTTGTTAAAAGTATATATTCATCTGAAACTGGTACTTGCTGTTCAGTTACTTCAGATTCAATAATTTCTTCTTTTTCTGGCTCTACATAATCTTTAAACCCTAGAGATGAGCCTTCATAATCATCAAAGGTTAAACCAGATTCTTCAATTACCGCAATTACATCTTGCTTTCTTGCATTCTTTGTGTATTCAATTCCAAAGTCATCACAAAACTTCTTAAGCTCTGCAATAGTTTTTGTATTTAACATAATTCCTCCTATTTAAATATTATACACCAAAAATAAACAAGGGTTACATTTCTGTAACCCTTGCTTAAGATTGTTTGAATTAAACCTGCTTGCCGTAGGCAATAGCTGATTTTTCTTCCAACGCAAGACCTAGACGAACATACACTGTATATTCGACAGAATCTTTCTTTGGTACGAAGAACTTGTGCACCGTAACATCTCTCTGGAAACCCCAGATTCTGTTTTGCGGGAACGTAATGTCTACATAGCCAGTTGGGTATAAAGGAACTTCCTGTACTGGAAGACCAAATACAGAGTAAGTTGCACCTGCTGGACCACCAATTCTTGGAGTTACACCATCAAGAACACGTTGTGCAGTTTCGAACGGAACAGACTTTGTAGCCTGATTAACTGTACGAAGTTCTGTCAACAGTTCTTGAATGTGCTGGCTGTTCATGTAGAACTTAAGATCCTGTCTGCGAGCCTTGAATTTACGAGGCAATGCATTGTAAATTGCTTCAAGTGCGTCTAGACTGAACTTAGCTGTACTTGTTGCACCAGATGCCCAGATTCCTGTCATAGCTGCTGAATTAGCTGCTGCTTCGTGACCTGTTGCTGATGTATCAAGTACTTGACGATAAAATCCTGCGATTGTATTGTCATAACCACCGTTACCTGTTGTTGATGGACGACCATTAATAGCAATGTCCTCAAGATCGTTACCGAACTGACTTGCCATCAAACGCACAACGTGATCCTCAAGAGAAGAACCTTCGATTGAATCTTCTAGAGACTCTGTTGAAAGTTCGTAATCTAGACGGAACTTTGTTGTTGTAAGATCCAACTTTGTGAAGACTGCACCTTTGTTTGTGTAACTAGCAACGTCAGACTGATCAGCCTGAGTAGCCTTAGACACCAAACGTGTACCAACACGAATCTTATCAAGTTCCATAGTATTAGCTGTCATCAAAACCTTACGACCATCTTGTGCAAGCACCATCTGATCAAAGACGTAATCGATAAATTGTGCAGACTGATTTGGCTGTAGAGTACCACCCTGAGTACCATCTTGGGTACCACCGAATGAATACATATCGCCATTCTTGGTACCTTGTGTTACCACTGTACCAGAGTTAGTTGCTTTTTCTAAAATATCACTCATTATTTATTTCACCTACCTTTTCTTTTTTATTTTCAGTTTAAGTATTGAGCGGAGCCGAGGAAGCGTCCCCCCCATAGAGATTCTGATTTCTCTATAGTAGTTTCTGAAGAACTATCTAGCTCTCCAGACTTTTTAACAGCAGTATCATTCTCTACTGATTCAAGTCTTCCATTTACTTGAGTCAGAGCCTTTGTGATGTCTGCCAAACCTTTGTTTAACTCTTCGTAACGATTTTCTGTTTCTGTTAGTTTTTCTGTAAGAGCTTTTGTAACTTCTGCCAATGTATTTGCAACATTAGATACAGCTTCAACATTAGCATCTGCATTCTTTACGAGTGCTTCGCCAACAAAATTTTTGATTTCGCTTAGTGTTTTTTCAAGGTCAGTCGCTTCACCTGAATCGGTGGAAGCGTCAACCGCATCTGCAGTTTCTTCGACTGTTTCTTCGTTAACTTCTACTGCAGCCTCTTCTGCAGGAGCTTCTGCTGGAACTTCATCTGCTGCTTCTACAGCAACCTCTTCCGCTTCAACAACTTCGTCAACAATTACTTCTTCTGCTACTTCTGTAGCCTCTGTGTTGTCAGTCATTTCAACACCTCCTTCATTATTTTGGGTGGCAACCGACATATCCTTGTTAATTGCCATATCTACTGAATCATTGTCCAGTAAAACTTTTTCTTCTGATGGGTTAAAGAATTTTTTCATTTTAACCTTCCAGGAATTTAATGTACTCATTTTGTGTCCTACAAGTGTGTCTGATGCTTTCCAAGAATCTCCATCTTTCTGGTAAACCCTAATAACAACCGCTGGATCATCTTTAGTTCCAGTAATTGAAAAATCAGAGTTAGGTACTTTTATTTTACCATTAGTTACTACTCTTGTTATCTTTCCTCTTGCTGTACCACCTGACGATCCCCACTGAACATAATCTCCAGTAGAATAAAAACCAGCTTTTGTCATATCATCTTCTGGTTTTTTCTTTGACTTATAAGGATTTTGTTTAGGGTATCTATTAATAGTTTCATTATTTGTAACTGCACCTGCAGCAGTATCTTTAATTATAGATACTAAATCATTAATTGCTTTTTCAATATCTGATTTTTCAAGTTCATCTACCCAACCTACTGCAGTTAAATCATTATTACAATTAACACAAGTATACTTATCCTCAGATGACGTGAAAGCAATATCATCTTCTTCACACCAAAATACATTTTGAATATGTGACTTATTAAAAATACCTGTGGCTACATCGCCATCAATAGTCTTTTGAATAGAAAAAATATTAGCAAGTTGATTTGCTGGGGAATCAACAAGAGATAGCTCAACTAAATCATACTCTTTAATTACACGAACTGTTTTATCTAATGATTCATCAAACTCACTAGTTGAATCTTTTACAGCACCACCGATTGAAAAACCAGTAAGTGTACCATCAAGAACCATTTCCCAAATATCAGATGCTCCCTTAGATATATAAGCATCCACATAAACACCATTATATGTTTTTTGTGTCTCTGGATCATAAAATGAATCTGTTCTAAATGAAACAATTTTTCCAGCAGGAATAGGCTGGTGCATTAATCTTACATTACCACGAAAATTAGCAAACGCTTTTTCAGATGCTGCTGAATCTACACGATCACCTTGTTTATCAATATTATCAAGTGTGGCAAAGCCAGAAACAATACGCTTTTCAGCATCAACCTTAGAAATAGGCATTGTCAAAGTAACTTGATTGCCGTTAGTTAATAGGGATGCCTTTTGTATATTTAACATAACATTTTAATTATACAATATTTTTTGTATTAGGCTTGTTGTCTGCCATCGCCTTGTGGATTTCTTTGACCAGTTTCACCATCACCAGCGTTTGCCTGTCGCTGTTGATCACGTTGTCTGTTGCCAGTAGCTTGTGCAGTTTGATCTGCTGCTTGTTGTCCACTAAGCTTTACTGGATCATTTCCACTTGGAATTGGAGGAAGGTTAAGTCTTGTTCTAACTTCATTTGGAAGCAATACTTGCATACGAAGATATCTTTCATCAATTTTTGACTGAGTGTCTTCATCAGTTAAAGTAAGTTCATTAAATACAATCTTAAATAAATCTGTTTTTTCAGCAACGATACCTTGAATCTTTTTCTGTAAAACATCCTGTGCAGGTCTTGTAACTTGTTCTTTAAATGTTTTATCTGCATCTTTAGCAGCAGCAAGAGAAATACCTTCTGCACTGCCAATCTTAGACATAGGAACACGGTGTGCCATAAGGATTTCTTGAAGATTGCTTCTGCGATATTTATCAAATGAGCCTTCCTGTACACTATTTTCAACAGCTTCCATTTTAACTTCAACCTTGCTACCTGCCTCATCTCCAGGAAGAGGAACAACAAGTGTTCTGTGGCTTTGACCACGAAGATTGTTTTGAAAAAATTCAAATAGTTTTGCTTCTGCATCTCTGCTTAATTTAGCACCTTTAACCCAGAAAATATATCTAGGAGTTGCTTTATTCTCAAAATATTCAAGATTAAACTTAGATGAAAACTCATTACCAGCCATAGCATTCTGTGCAGAAACAATCGCTGGAATACCATAATAGGTATTTGTTGGAGTGTAATTATAAATATGAATAATTTCATTTGGGCGAGGATCAGAACCAAAGGGTGGTGGCAAATCTTCTTCATCGTGGAAGTTTTTAAAGTAAGCAAACTTTCCACCAACCATTTGAACAAATCCATCACGAAGTCTGCGAACACGCATAGTTGCTGATGGAATATGACCAATATAACCAATCTCTCCAGTAGTCTTTCTACCGATTTCAAGGTATCCATTACCTGTAGATTCTAAATCAAGATATAGCTTTGTTAATGTTGCTGTAAAAGTGTCATCATCATTTCTAGTATCTAGCCAATCAAGAATTTCTTCCTTTGCACCCTCAAGTTTGCGTCTTACTTTTGCAACTTTTTCCTGATCAGTCATAGCCTCAAGTTTTTGTTTTGTCTTAAGTGTATAATCTAATTTATATCCAAGACCAACAATATTTGCAACTTTAGCATTAATTGCTGCATAATTTGCAGACGATACCTCATATACTTTTGCAAGAGTTACTGGATTATATGGTGGTTCAATAACATCAAAAAGACCGTAACCAAATTGTAGGGCAATTAACTGCTTAGATTCAGCATCATCTCCACCAATACCATTATTTGGAGCAGTAAATTGTGCTCCAGGAGTTATTGCTTTTTCTAGTTTACGCTTTATATTTCTTTTAAAATTAGGATTAATTCCTTTATATTTAAGAATTTCTTCTGTTGATTTTTTAAACTCATCTGTTTCAACATATTCTTGTGACATTAATCTGTCTAAACTAATATCCCTACCACTGATTACAAAACCTTCATTATCTTCTTGCATTTTGAAATACTTCTCTCCAGTTTTCTGTATCACCATATGGAGTTAAACCTTCAGCCATACG